AATTGAAAATATTAGTTCAATTAAAATTTATATTAAAACTTTCCCAGGGATCATTATTTAATCATTAAAAACAAAAAAAAATATAGATTCATATTTTGCGTTTTAACGATTACATTTTTTCATCAGTTCATCTTAGCATTGGACAGCCAGTGTTACATAAGAAACATTATTTAACAAACTAATCTTTCTAACCTTCCCTTGTCGTTCTATCTATGTCAAAATAATGTTGGCTTATGTAAACTCGGCACGATACCTTTTCAGTTCACCTCGCATTGGTATAAATTCACATTGCAGATAAGTCTTTCGCTCAGGGTGGCGCCCGCCCACCGCACACCCATTCGCTTATATGAAATAACTATCCTTATACTTATTTTTGAAAAATTATTTTAGGTATTTTATGTGCCAGTCTTACAGTTCAAGTAGTCAATATTCATCTGGTAATGCTGAAATGGATCGTAGTATTTACGAACAAAATTTTGAACACGCTCGTCATATCGAGTATTCTCGGATTTGGGTCTTCAGTATTTTTATATTTGCTATTGGATCTATAATGTTAGCTACAGGGGAAAAAATTACTTCACCTAATTATAATTATATTTTATTTATTTTGTTCTTACTTTCATTTTTCGGTCTGCTTCTATCTATAAAATCAAGTATTGCATTCGAAAAACATATACTAATTTCAGAAAGCTTTTTACCTAAAATAACTCCAAATCCAAACATTCCAGAGAGATATTTAAGTTTCTTAAAAGTTGGCCATTTATATAACCTAGTATATTTGTCACTCAATTCATTAATATTATTTTTATTCTTGTATGGGTCAGTTGGTGAATACAAATCAGTGTCATATGTTGGTGCCATATCATTTTTTATTTTGCAGTTGATTATTTATTTTATACTTTATTCAAGTATGAAAGATTAGCAATAATTAATCTATCAGGTTGAAGTCACCTTCAGCAAGCTTATACCTTTTTATAAAATATTCTTTACTAAACTTCACTCCCATATCAGATAGAACTTTATCTCTATCAACACTTTCCTCAATAACTTTTTCTTTATCCAGTAGTTTTATCTTTGGTCGCTCAATATTTCCGTAATTCAACTCGCAGTAATAATCAATAATTTTATTTAAAGATGATTCAACTAATTTCCTGTCACTCTCTCCCAAAAACTGCAACATCTCTTTATGAACTTCGCCAGCTTTATAAGAACCAGTCTTTTCAATTTCAGTCGTAAGCGTCACGGTTAAAACCGCTTTGCTTATTTCTCGGTTGTGATACTTAACTAAGTTTTCATAAAGCTGTCCAATATCAAATTGAGGACTCTCTTTTAACTCAATCCCAAGTGCCTCATCAAATATTGTAATGTTGTCAACAACCATTTGTTTTAATTGATCTAAGAATTCCGTTTTCTGCGTTGCAGTAAACGTATTTGGATAACGCCCGATCAGATAAGGCATCCCATATCTTTCCATCATTAACTGCCAGTATTCTATTCCACCCTTCTTTAATGTAACAGGCCAGTAACAACGGCTCAATATCTTTTCGCCATAAGGATTAGTAAACGTAGGTTTGTGTTGTGTTAACACAAACTTGTAAGGAGGAAGCTTTTCACCTTCCTCATACAAATAAAATCCGTGCTTATATTTTCTAAGCCTCAGTTCATTATACTTATCAAAGATGAACCACTCTTGAGGTTTACCAACAATCTTATCAGGTATAAGTAATTTTCCATCTTTTTTCCACGTTAACTCAACAACTGAATACCCAAAGAAGATCGCATCCATTATCTCAGAAATGAGATCATTCATATCAAAACTCTCAAACACTTGCTCCAATTCTTTTTGCAGTTTGCCTTGCTCTATCCGCTTACCGCTCTGCGCTTCGCTGCTTTGTACTTCGTACTCAAGTTGCATTACCTGCATTTTTCTTTGCTGTATCGTAGCCATAAGATGCGGGTCAAGTAAAAGATCCCGATAAATCTCATAATCATACTCATTCTCAATCAATATCTTATCAGGGTCAGGTAAAAAGTTTGTATAAGTTTTAGTTAAATCAAATCTATCCCTTGTCGCTAAATCACTCGTCATTGTTTTTTTTGAAGTTATTGCTGCCATTTAATTCCTCTTTGTGCTTTCATTGTACATTGTAAATTGTAAATTCTTAATTGCATACTGCCTACCGCCTATTGCCTACTTTAGAATACCGCCAGTATTTCGTTCTAATATTCCCACGCTTAATATGTACTACTTCGCTAACGTCCGGTGCTTTAGTAACTTTCATCGCATTCAAAAACTGCGAAACAGAATCAACAGTATCATCAAATTCACCATTTGGGAATTCTTCCATCTCATCCAAAAACTGTTTAAGCCAATGAGCATCTTTAGACAGATAAACTTTACCTGCTTCAATTAAAGGAGTAACACTATGCACCCTCGCTATTTTATCATTCTCTACTTTTATTGGTTTTATCGGTAAGATAGTATTTCGTTGTAACTCCTGAATCAAACTTTGTCCGCTCGCCTTATCTTCAATCAATATTTCATTAACTGAATGTAGTTTCGCAAGCTCAACTACTTTTCTTTTTAACTCCGGAAACTCAACTCTTCCACGCCAAACATCTATTAAATAAAACCCATTCTGGCAATAAACCCAAGTTGTGCAAACCGAATAATCATTTTCCTGGTTTTTCTTAAATGCAGTATCCCAGCTTTGAACTTTCTTAAATACTTGTTGTCTGTAAATATCATTTTCATTTTCAAAAAACTTCCACCAGGTATTTTTTATAATTCCGCTGCTTTCCTTATCAACAAACTTTCCATAAATCTCTTGGTCCCTTAACGCAGGTGAAATCTGTTTAACAAGTTCATCAATATCATTCGGATCAAGCAAAGGATTATCATAACTCGAATAATTAAACGAAGCCCAATCATTCTTAATTATCCCCTCTTGAGAGGGGTGCCGGGGTGTGTTCTTACCACGCTCAAACAACTCGAAGAACAAATGCTTCTCATTACTTCGCTTAACACTCTTCCCTTTCGGCGTTCCGCCAATAAGCACATTAGCCTTATAATCTAAAATCATAGGCAGAATACTTTCGTTCCAAAGACTTCTATTCTTTAGAACTATTCCAGCTTCATTAACTACAATTAAAGCATAGCCAAAACCTTCAATATTTTCAGGATTGTCCGCACTTCTAAAATCACAAACAGATTTACCAATTCTTAATTCATTTCTGTTACCTCGATACTTCCAATAATTCTTAGGCAATCCTTTAAGTACAGGTACAAAATATCTTTCAACATATCTCTCAATGTTTCCGTAAATAGTATCAACCCAGAGAATAGGAGAAACATCATTAAGCATTTGTTCAATTACATAGTTTGCAAATCCACGCGTTAATCCAAATCGCCTTCCCTTAGCAATAACCTTAAATCGTGCTTCACTATTAAAAATCTCTTTCTGTTTATCGTGATAAGGAATGTTTAATGATACTTGTTTTTTCATTCTGCATTTTTCGTTTGACTTTTGACATTTGACTTTTCACTTTCAATCGTTGTACGATTGATAACAATTTCATACTCCCCATTCTCATCCAGCTTATCAGCTTGTCCAAGATATTGCTTTCCTAACCAGATCAGCATAGACACATTACCGCCTAATGCAACATCAATCTGTTTTCTTTTTAATCGCTGTTTGAGATTGGCTTTCCCTTTTGTCAGAAAATTCTCAAATTTTCTTTTCAGGGTAGAATCGTCATAGCCTAAAGCTTCTGATATTTCTTTATTTGTAAGTCCGTATGATGCAAGTTTTTCAACCTGCTTTTCGATTGGAATTTCTTTTTTAACCCTCATATTAGTTTCTCCCATTTAATCACTTTATGGAAAGCTTTATTTTAGCTCATTTTTGAATTATCACCTAAATAATTAAGGTAATTATATAAATATACCTTACTTCCTAATATAATTTACGTAAAAAACTTGACTTTATCAAGTTAAATGCTTAAATTATATTGAGGCATACATTTGTATGTGTAATTATTAAAACACTAAATGAGGGCATTTTCCAATGAAATTTGAAATATTCAAAACTGGTTCACATACCTCAGATAAGGGGATTCAAAAAGAATACTCCCTTGACGATCTCAATTTTATCGCACAATCTTATAAACCCGATGAAGACGAAGCACCCATTGTTATAGGTCATCCTATTGATAATTCTCCTGCTTATGGTTGGGTTTCTTCTCTTGAAGTCACAGAAGATGGTAAGCTTGTTGCAGATGCACCGGATGATAAATTACATCCTGATTTTATTTCTGCAGTTCAGGAAGGCAGATACAAGAAAAGAAGTATCTCATTAACACCTGAAGGAAAACTTCGTCACATAGGTTTTCTTGGTGGTGCCGCTCCTGCAGTAAAAGGTTTAGCAGATATTCAATTCTCACAACCTTCTTCCACTGTCATTGAATTTGAAATTGAAGAACAATCAAATGAAAATTCTCTTGAACTTGAACCTGAACTTAAACTTAACAGTTTCGATTCTATTCAATCTCAGTTAAATGAGATCAATGCAACAATGAAGCAACTGAGTTCTAATTTTTCCGAAACCCAGAACAACGAACTATCAGTAAAGTTTATTCAACTAAGCAATGAAATCAATTCCCTTAAATCCAAAATCAATAAATCAGAGTTTGAGAGCCTGTTAGAAAACAAACTGGGGGTAGGCTCTCTTACTCCTGCTATTAAAGATAAACTTCTTGAAGTTTCTAATTTCGCAGAAGCACAAAACTTTAGTGCAGATTTTTCACAAGAGAAGTTTAACAAAGACCTAAATGTTTTACTTACTGCTTTGGTCAATTCATTTCCTCAGATAATTCATTATGAAAACTTTGCAGAGAAACCTGAATTTGAAACCGATAAACTCACAGATGAGTTTGCAAATTATTCAGTTGACCAGGAAGCAAAAGCATTGCACAGCAAAGCTCTTGCGTTATCTAAAAAAGAGAATATCACTTACTTAAACGCTGTTAAAAGATTATCATTAACAAATAAATAATTGGGAGTTATAAATGAGTACATTACAAAAGAAACGCGTCGTAGATCCTGTTCTTACTAACATTGCACGAGGATTCAATAACGCTTCGCACATTGCCACTAATCTTTTTCCAATTGTAAACGTCAGCAAAGAAGGTGGAAAGATTCCGCAGTTCACAAAAGAAGCTTTCAAGATTTACAATACTGAAAGAGCAATCAGGGCAAAATCAAATCGTATCAATCCAGAAAACAGAGATGAGATAGATTTTGTTTTAACCGAACACGATCTTGAATATCCAATCGATTACAGAGAGCAGGAAGAAGATATACTTCCTTTACGTCTTCACGCTACTAATGTAGTAACAGATGGAATATCACTTCGCTTAGAAAAGCTTGCCGCTGATATTGCCCAGAACCTTACAACTTATCCAACAGGTAATAAAGTAACTCTTGCTGCAGGCGATAAGTTCACAAACACTTCTTCAAATCCATTCACTGTTTTTGATGCAGCTAAAGAAGCAGTCAGAGCAAAAATTGCACAACGCCCGAATGTTTGTGTTCTCGGTGCATCAGCTTACAATGCACTCAAAAACCATCCTGCAATTTTAGATCGTATTAAATACACACAAACCGCAGTAATGACACCCGCACTTCTAAAAAGTCTTTTAGACTTTGATGAACTCTATATCGGAGATTCAGTCTATGCAACTGATGCAGGTGTGTTCACAGATATTTGGTCAGATAATGTTGTCATTGCTTATGTACCAAAAGCTAATGCAGATTCACCACGTTCTTATTACGAACCTGCTTTCGCATACACACTAAGAAAGAAAAGCAATCCTGTAGTTGATTCATATACCGAAGGTGGTAAAGTTGAAATTATCCGTAACACAGATATTTTCATTCCTAAAGTGGTTGGCTCAGATGCAGGTTATTTAATCAACGATACTAATGCATAATTATGAAACAATACTTAATCAAAAACTCGGATATACTGCACAACGGAAAATTGTTTCCCGAAGGCAGTACAATTAATCTCGATGATAAAGATGCTCAATCTCTTTCAGCTTATTTAACAGAGATTAAAGAAATATCTAAAAATAATTTAGATCAAAAAACAAATATTAAAAGGAGTAAATAATGTTAACCGAACAACCCATTCTTATAACTTCTATTAAATGTAGTGGCTTAACTAATATCGTTAAAAACCGCTTCATTGGTTTTAATGGCGCATACGGTGCATCGGGTTCTAAATCACTTGGCGTTTCAAACGCTGATACTGATCTTAACGAAATGATTCCCGTAGTAGCCAAAGGAATTGCGTTAGTTGAAAGTGGTGATGCAATCTCATTAGGTCGTGCAGTTCAATCATCAATAAATGGCACAGTTATCACACAAGATGCAGGTCCCTTGGAAGGTTATGCAATGGATGAAGCATCTTCTGCAGGTCAGTTAATTCGTATTGTGTTATCTTAATCAATCGGGGATCTAATCAATCCCCTTTTTATAACTGAGGGTCATAATGAAATTAATCTTCTTAACAATCTTTATATCTTTTAATTTTTCAATCTTTTTATTCTCACAAGGTATCAGCAGCCAGACAATCGGTGCACAAACTTCAATTGCTAGTTCAAAAACTCTAACAACTGCAACTGATTCACTTCAAAATATTTGTGCAGGTCAGCCATCAACTTATTTTAAGTATTGGTACACGCTTACAATAACCACCGATGCAGATATTCAAATGTCTTCATCAAGTGTCTTTGAGCAATATAAAACATTCACTCTCAAGGCAAATGAGTCATATACATCTATTCAAAGAGATGCTGTCTTATTTGATGATTATTATTTCAAGGCAGTCTCTACCGATGCAAATATCAGAATAATTCTTGAAGGTCGTTAAATGAAATTCTTATCGCTTATCTTATTTTTTATTTTTATTCTTGAACCTGAACTTGAACCTACTCACGCTCAATCGCTAAAGAATCATTCAATCTTTAAATCTTTCAATCTTTCTAATTATGGTTTTCATTCAGCCCTTCACTCTTCGCCCTCTGCACCCAAACATATTACTGGTTCAGGTACCTCAATTGATCCATACATTCTCTATGATGCTCAGGACGTTGATAGCATTCGCTATTTCGGATTAAACAACAAATACTATGAACTCGCAAATGATATTGATTTATCTTCAATTGCTGAATTTGTCCCTATTCCAAATGATAATAACCCAGGCATATTTTCTCTTGAAGGCAACGGTCACACTTTGTACGGCTTAAAGCAGGTAGAAGGCTTATACAGTGGTTCACAACAAGCTTATTCAATTGGAATGTTCTCAGGTAAAACAGCAGGTACTTTTAGAGTGAATAATTTAGTAATTGATAATTTCAGAATTAATAAGACTACTGTAACAAACATTTCTACTATTTATTTTGCAGGGGGCTTACTTGTTGCCATTCTCCAAAACACTGAAATGCAATTAACTGATATTAACGTAAAGAATTCATCACTTATTTTCGTTAATAATCCAACCACTTTCCCTTCTCAATCTTTTATGGGTTTGAT